AGGCAGGCGGCCCGCCGCTGAACGTCAGCGCCGTTGGACTGGACGACCTCGCAGAGCGAGATCAGCGCCTCCATCGTGGCGAAGAGCATCGTCTGGTTGCGCTCGTCGCGCTGCGCCATCATCATGGCGATCTGCTGCTGGAGCTGCGCGTTCTCCGCCCGGAGCTGCTCCAGCGCCAACGGTCCCGAAGGCCCACTGGCTGGGAACCGCACCCCCCTCAGGGAGGTCACGTCTTGACCCGACGCCGAACTCGACCCCCCGACGAGAGCGGGCGGTCGTCGGAGTCGTCCTCGTCGTCGTCGGCCTCCGGCTCGTTGGCCTTCGTCTCGGCCGGCTCGGGAAGCGGCTCTTCCGTTCTCGGCTTCTTCTCACCCGGGAAGACACCCGCCGGGATTTCGGCACCCTGGTCCCGAGCCCACTGCCGCAGTTCCTCGGGACTCCCCTCGGCGAGACCCGAGTGGATGCGGTACATGGCGAGCACCTCGCCTGGACGAGCGAAGCGCCAGCCGCCCTCGTGCTTCTCCGCCTGAACCACGGCGGGGTGGTCGTCGGTCACGTCGTGAACACCGCCGTCATAGTGCTTGACGAACTGGATCACTCTGTCTTCTTCTCCTTCTTGGCCTGGTACGCATCGACCTCTTCCGGCGTGGCGAGTCGCCAGCCATTCCAGCCGCGCTGGGCCCAGTAGCCGTAATAGTGGTCCTCGGGGACCTCATGAACGCCGACGGTTTCCCCGCCCGCGCCATGAGGTTCTCGAAGGATGAACATCCGTCAGCCGCCGCCCGCCGGCAGCTCGTAGGCGATGACCACCCCCGTGTGGCCGGCGACGAAGTTCAGGTAGATCCCTCCGTCGGCCTGGATGTACTTGGGACCGACGATGAGGTTGATCTCCCCCGAGGTGATCGGGATCGCCTGGGTGGCGTAGTCCGCCGCCGCTGGGTCCTGCGCTCCCGGTCCTCGCACGATCGTCACCACCTTGGTGGAAGCCGCCGTGTTGGTGATCCGGATCAGGACGCGCCGCACCCGGCCTCCGAGCGCGGAACCCGAGACCACACCATAGAGGATGCGGTGGCCGTTGGCCACGTCCACGGCGACCCCGGCCGGGGCCAGGATGTCGACCTCCTCCGCGAGCTTGGTCGTTGAGACGTCGGTTCGGGCCATCGATCCCTCCTAGCCGTCGGTCGACGGCGTGAGCACCACGGCGGCGCCCAGGTTGCGGAGCACGGATACGCCGTACAGGACATCGAGCGTGACCTGCACGCCCAGGGCGTTCGGGTTGTAGCTCACGGTCTGCCGGAACTGCAGGCGGCTCTCCGGGTCGTTGACGATCATCTGGTCGACGCCCGGGTTCCCCGCCTCGGGGAGCGATCGCATCGCCAGGATCATCGCGTCCGGGGTGAACGCCAGGTTCTTGTACGTGCTGGCGAGCGGGACGAGCTGCGACATGAACATGTTGAACCCGTACGCCCGGCCGATCCCGCCGTTCCGCACGGCGTCCGGCTCGGAGAAGGCGAAGAACGACTGCAGGTTGGAGTCCGAGAGCAGCTTGACCTGGCTCCCTGGCGAGATCACGAGCGAGCGGTCCGGCAGCCGCACCTTCTGCTTGTTGAGCTGCAGCATGCCGGCGAGCACCTGCGCCCCCGTGAGCGACGCCGACGACACCGAGTTGGTGAAGTTGGCGTAGAGGGCGAAGAGGTCGTTCTCGATCGCCTCGGCGATCGGCACGATCGCGTTCGTCAGGTATCGATTCATCAGGTCCTGGTTCGCCTGGACCTTGGGCACGTCCTCGATCAGGAACGTCACTTCCTTGTGCTTCGAGAGCGTGACCAGCACCTCGGCGTCGGTCGGGACCTGGGTCTGGACGTTGGCCCCGGGCACCTTGTCGTTCGCCACGAACGTCCCCGGGAAGGGGATGTGCAGCGTGTCTCCCTGCGCGAAAGCCCCCACGTCGGAGTCTCGCGTCACCAGGTTGGCGAGGACCATGTTGCTCCTCAGCACCTGGAGCGCCTGCTGAGCCCAGATCTCGGGAATGAAGACCTGGGCGGTGGTCGTCGTGATGTTCGGCAAGGTGCCCTCCTGTCAGTTAGCGACCCGTGACGTAGTTCCCTGTCCGGATCGCCGTCTCCACCAGCTTCTTCTCGTCGTCGGTGATCCCGCGTCGGAGCCACTCGCGATGCTCCGACTGCGCCACCCGCACGGTCCGACTGCGACCGTTTCCTCCGCTGCTGTCCCCCATCTCGCCGCCAGCCCGAGTCCGCGCCCCCTTCTCCAGGAGATAGGGCTTGGTCGCGAGCAGTGCGCGCACGGCCTCAGGAACTCCCTCGACCCGCTGGCCCTCCACAGAGATGTCTTCTTGTGGCAGCAGCGCCGCCACCGCGTCCGGGTCCACGGCGCCCTGCTTGGATGCTTCCGTGATGATCGCCGATCGGACCAGGGCCTCTCGGGCCTGTCCGAGCGCCGCGTCCCTCTCTCGAATGGCCGAATCGTGCTGCTTGCGCAGCCGCTCCTCCGCCGAGAGGGACTGCTCCTGGAGAGTCGCGAGCTGGGCCGCCTTGTCCTTGAGTTCAGCGTAATCGGCGAACTCGCGGCGAGCCCGCTCCAGGGCCTTGTTCACCATACCGTCGACTTCGGCCTTGGTGTAGGTCTTGGGCGTACCACCGTCGCCCCCCTCGTTGTCTCCCCCTCCGTCGCCACCGCCACCCCCGTCGCCGTTGGCATCGAAGTGGCGCCAGAGTACGGGATACAGATAGAACTGATCGAGCATGTGATTCCTCTCCGTTTAGGGCCTGGAGATGGCCACGGCGGTCCATAGGGCGGGAACCGCTCCGCCATTCGGCTGATTAGGGGCCAGCCGGCCAGCCCGTCGTGTCGGACGATCTAGTAGTTGGCGCTCCGCGTACCCGACCGTCGCATCGGCCCCGACCGGGTCGATCTCGCCGCCTGACCCGTCGGGCTCGGTGAGCTGTTCTTCGTCAGCTTCGCCGTGGCCGTCGGTCGAGGCTGCGCCGTCGGGGGCGTCTGGTTCTTGATCAGACGCGTGCTCGGCGTAGGGGGCGGGATGGCCTGCCCGGTCGTCGGACTGGAACCGGTCGGCGCCAGCGTCGGCGTGGAGAGCCGCGCCCCCGTGGCCGGCTTCGCCGACTTGCCGCTGAATCGTGTCACTTCTTCTTTCTCCTCTTCCGAAGATTGGCGACTGCTGCCGCCCTTTGCTTGGGCGTCAGGTGCCTCCCTTTCCGTCTATGGTTCGCCGCCAGCAGAGCAGCTCGTTGCTTCGCCGTCGCAGGTCTTCCCTTCCTACGGTGGTTCGCCGCGATCAGTGCCGCCCGCTGCTTGGGCGAGAGCGGCTTTCCCTTCCTCCGATGAGATGCCGCCAATAGAGCCGCCTTTTGCGCGGGGGTCGCGGGTCTCCCCTTCCTCTTGTGAGCCGCCGCCAGAAGCGCCGCTCGCTCGTGTTCGGTCATCGGGTGGCCCTTATGGTGACGCGTCTGATCGCGTTGACCGATTTCAGCGATCACCTTGGCCGACTTCTTCCGCCGTACCGCCGTTACTAGCGCGGCCGAGGCGCGCGGCAGGCGGACTCGCCCCGAGGACACGCGCTACTTCCCCTTCCTCCGGCGCTTCCGGCCAGCCGCCGACATGGCCGCCATCTTCTTGGCGCCGTACTTCTTCCGCCCGATGTACGCCGCGAGGGCCGGTGACTTCCCCGAAGCGATGAGCGCCTTGAAACGTCCGCCGCTCCCCAACTTGGGCTTACGTGCCATCTCCGCCTCCTCCAGATGTTGATCCAACCGGCAGCTTCTCGTTGGCACCTCCCGCCCCTGGCATCTGCGCGTTCTTGGCTGTCGTCGCCGCCGCAGTGGGCATGTGCGCTGGATTGACTCCCGTTCCCGGAGGTCCCGCCGATCCGGGCGCGGGAGGCGCCATCATCTTCTCGTCCATGATCTTTTGGACTTCGACCAGCACCTGTTCATCGGTCCAGTCGCTGTGCGCCAAACGCACCAGCGTCTCCGTGGACGCTGCCATGGCCTGGCGCAGGGTGACTATCGTACTGGCCTGCTTACCAGGATCTTCCGATACCGCGTCCGCGAACTGGACGTGGGGAAGAATGACCTCGTAAGTACCTTCGAAATGTTCTCGGTCAATAGCGAGCAGCACCTTAAGGATATCTCTCAAGGGCCGCAGCCAGTAGTTGACCTTCTTGTCCCGTGTTACGTACGACCGTCGTTCACGGGAGATGATCTCTGTGGCAGTGACGCCGCGCTGTACTTCGTTCAGGCCGAACGTGGATTCCGAGTACCCCGCCGCCGCCACGATCCGCGCCAGTAGAGCGGTTGAGGTGGCCAGGTGTTCCGCCGCCCGAATTCCAAATTGGGACAATGTGATGTTTCCCTCGTCGCGAGAAACCGCGAGAGGGAGTGTCTCGAACACTTCCTGATCCAAATCGAAGACGGCACCCTTGCCCTTCCCTTGCGAATCCAGGTATTCCTGCGGAACAATGATGCGTGCCCGTCCCAGCCGTAGGTCGCGCATCCAGGATGTCCACGTTTCGTCGAGCGCGTCCATGAGCGCCTCGACCCCATCGTAGTCCGAGCGCCCGACATCCGCCCCTCGCCACACTCGATTAGGCCGCATATTGGGAATGTACACAGCCGTCAGCCACGGGATTCCGGTCTCGACCACCCCCTGGCCGTATTCGGTCTCCGAATCCCAGTCGGTCTTCTCCATTCCTGGCGCGAACTGGATAGGCTGGGGCTCTCCCAAGTCCTTTTCGGTCCCCGCGTACAACCCATGAAGAATGTACCCCATCTCGTGGCGTTCGAGCTGTCGCCAAATCGCCTTGGAGTTGGGATCGGGTCCGTCTACGACTCTCCAGAACGTAACGGCCTGGAGGACCCCCCATCGAAACTCGGCCACGGCTTGATCCGAATCTACGGACGTGAGAATGGGGTGATCCGGCTCGATCTCCCGGTCCCAAGTCACCCGCAGGAAAACGCCCCCTAGTGCCGCCGCCGTCTCTGCTGCCTCCACACAGATCGCTGCAAACCCGAGATCCTCCAGCAGATCGTCCAGGCGATCCTGAACGTCATTAGCCATCTGGATGTGCTCGCTGGTGTGCGCCCCCGGTATCGACACGTCCACCGGGTCGGCGAAGAGCAGATCGGCGCTGGTCGTGGCGATATCGGCCGCCGCCGGAAGATGCACCATCTGTCGCCGCCAAGGCGCCGTAACCACACGCGCCCAGAAGCGATCGAAGTTGAGTCTCCAGATGGAGTGGTGCGACGGCAGCACACCGCCGCCCCCCGACCCCGCCCCGAGAGGATCACCAGGGCGGGTCCCTCGTCCGTAAGAGTAGGCGTAGTATTCCGAGAGCAGGTTTGGATCTCCCGAGAACCACGCGGAGTGCTCGCGGTACCTCTCGTAGAGGTGGGAGTGCTCTTTTGGCGGCCATTGGCTAGAACTGGGACCAGGGAGTGGCACGTCAGGTCGCCTTGTAGAAAATGAGCGAATCGCGGGATACCCACGGACCGTTGTTGAAACGGTACCAGGACTGGTTAGTGCCGCCCGTCTCCTTGTCGGTCACGGTAGCCATGACGAACTGCCCCGTAGGGATAACGGTCGCCAGGATGGCGTCTCCTACGCTCGGGTCCAGCCCAGGCTGTCTCCCCCCGTGACCGGTTGGGTCGTTGTACGGCACTCCCTACTCCTCAGAGGGTCTGGTCTGCGTTGTCGATGTCCGACGGCGCGGTCGCAGTGGTCGATGCGGAAGGCGCGCCCGAAGCACCCGCCCCCGTGGTCACGCCGCTGTGCGTGTGAGCGTTGTAATCCGTGATGAACTGAGTGAACCCCGTTCGGAACTGGTTCAGCTCGTCCGCCAGGTTGTTCAGAAACCGCGCCCCGTTGGCCGAAAGACCCGGGATATCGCCTTCGTGCAGCGTCACCGTAGCCACTATGTCTGCGCCTCCTCGTGAGCCCGAATGACATCTTCATGCGACGGCGCCCCGTGCGGATGGTGTCGACGACATACCACGTAGCCCGTTCCAACCACGAGGTGCCTACCGATTCTCCAGCACCTCCCCACGTGGCAGTTGTGCTTGCGCCAGGTCCCCCACGCCAGGGTGGTTAGTCCACCAAACAACGCCAGATCACCACCAAATCCAGACCAGAACCCGTACCACCTACCTGTCATGTCGTCCGATCCGGTGAGGTGCAGGAGCCACCACCCAAGATCGGAGAAGGTCATGCCGCCACTTCGTCCGGAGTTATCATTGGAATCTTCCGTCGCCACATGAACTCGGAAGAGAAGACGCCGTACCTCGCGGCATCTAGCGAGTGGTCGTCTGCCTTGATTGGTCGATCGTACTCGCTCTCTGAGTCCCAGACGTACCCTGGGATCTCCTCGATTAGCCCCCGACAACTCCGATGAATTCGTATGCGGTCATGCGCCATGAGATCCGAGACTAGTCGAATCCCCTCGATCACGGAGTTGTCTGCTGCACGAACCCCTCGCCATCCCGCCTGCTGCAGCTCGATTCGAAAGGCCGCCTCCTCGGGGTCCACGAAGATCCACGAAGGCTGGATCTGCTGCCTCTCGTGCCATCCCCCCAGTTTCTCCATGTACTGCGTGGGCGTGAGCGATCTCTGACGGATCTTGGAGTCCCATCGCCACTCCCGAGCGATGTGAAGGCGATTATCCACTCCCAACCCCACTACCAACGCCACAAAGGGGTTGGTAGTCCCATAATCGATTCCTTCCCAGAGAGCTACGACATCCGGAACATCCTTTTCGATCATCTCGTCGGGGTCCCAAACATCCCCGTAGATCGCCCCTTCCGAGGCGACCCACTCTCCGTCAATGAATCGAGCCCTCCAGAGCCCGTGGTACGTCGCCTCCAGGTTCTGGATGTATCTTTCGGTCAGCGAGGTGTTATCTCGAAGCCGGAATCGAGCCCGATAGAGATCCAGTTCCCCGGCCTGATCCAGGTAATCCCGCTTGAGCCAG